TTGGAGCAGGTGCCGGAACTTCTCCGCCAAGAATAGCTAATGCTTCTTCCCAACGACGGTTGCGATCATCTAAACCAATTGTACCACCATTAATTTTCTTTGTTAAGCCAACATTGTCGCCTTTATCAGCCCATGTGGCGAGTTTATTTGTTTTCCAGAACCAACATGCGGACTCAATAGCACCTTTTGGTGTTGCTACGTATTCTGCTGCTTCTTCTGCTGACATTCCGACTGTTTTGCCAAATGCTGTGTAATTGTTGCGGCCAGTAAGCTGCTTGATTCCACGCCCCCTGAAGAGCCAGCCATCCCCGTCATTAACATTGCCCATTGCTCCTCGCTTAGATCTGAACTCATCTTGGTAAACATAGTTCGCAATTTTTTCCGGATTTCTAGCATATTCTGCAGCATCTCTTTTCCCTGCTCCAAAGTAACGACCAAACACCGAATTCAATGCTTTTTCGCTATAGTTAAGGTTTTCTTCTAAACGAGTAAAATCTAATGATTCGTGAGCACACTGTGCCATAAAACCGGCAATACGGTTCGGTGTATTAATTTCGTATGTTTCAAATAACTCAGTTGCAGCTGCGTACCAAGATTCTGGATCTTTATTTTTTGGAATCATTGCACTGAATTGTTCTAATGTAATCATATTTTATCTCCCATGATATCTCTAAGCTTTTTCTTCTTTGATTTATTTGATGAAGTCCATTTCTTTTGAGCAGCTTTAGAGAATGCACTTCCATCCATACCGGCAATGTTTCCACTGCCTACATTATTAGCTGGCTCTTCGTTCATACGATCCATAATCCAATCTTTTGCATTGGTTTTACCGTATTCAGTAGTTTCCCATTCCCAGCTTTCTCGACGCTTATCCCATACCATAACTTTCCATTCACCTTTATGGCGTTCGTTATGATCTAAAGCCTTTTCAATTTGATATTTCTTACCACCAATAGTAGCTTGTATTTCACCATTGGCACCTGCTCTTTTCCAACGAACAGGTGCTGGCTTACGAGCTTCTTCTAATTCTTCTGGTACACAATTAGGAACATCTTTACCGTTTTTCTTTTTCATACCAACTTGCTTATAGCCATTCCAACAAGCTTCATCTTGACGTTCTGCATCAAGCTTTGCGGCAACTGCCATCTGACGGCGTTTTGCTTTTGATTTACCTTTGAATTGAGGAGCGTCCGAGTCATAGAAATCTTTAATCCATGTACCCATATCATCAGACTTTTTAAGCTTTTCTGATAAAAAACCGTTGACACGATCTTCTAGAGTGGTATAATTGAGGTATGCCTCAGAAAATACAGATAAAGACTCTTCTAAATCTTCTTCATTAATATCTTCTGTGATAAGAGATTCTTCGGTAAAAGCTTTATGCTCTTTAATAAGATATAAAGCAGCCGCATATGATGCTAAACGAGAACCACCTCCAGGCAATTTTGCTAGAAGTTTCTTCATATTTAGAACCATAACATCAAAGACTCCAAAAGCCTTTTTTTGCTTAGAGTCGCGATCTTTTTTCTTTACTAGAATATTACCTTTATCATCGATTACGCCTGCTTCGTAAGCATCCCATTTATTAAATGGAGTAGCTAATCTACGGATAAATTGATATACTAAAAATAAATCAACGACCATCGGTCAGATTCCTTTGAGTTTTTCAGATATAAATGGATCTGAAATAATGCTGCTTTTGTGTAAAAACACGTCTTCGTATTGAATGAATTCCGGCATAAAGTTCAAATACTCAACAAATGGCTTAAGGTACTCATGATACTCGTGCAAACGCATGAATAGCATATTTGTAGCTTCAGGCCCGAACACATTATAAATGATAATCAAGTGGTTTAGAATCAACCTTTCTTTCAAATCATTGTCTTGTCTATATCTTCCAAACAACTTTCTTAAATACTGAAACCGCTTTAAGTCCTCTTCAAATTCTGCAATATCAGAACATTGAGGATTTTCGTAATGTTTAGAAGCATATAACAGAAAGGTTGATTCTGCTAATCTCATAATATACTAACCGTTATTAGCTATCAGCTGCGATAGTATCTTCAACCGCTGTATTACCTGTTACACCAGCGTCACCGGCATCGCCAGCAGATACTTTCATTGCAACTAAGCATTCTGAACGATGACGTCCACCGGCATTGCTATATAGATTCCAACCTGGAGTCTTAAGACCCTTTGCGCGGTTAGCAGCAACACCAGCTTCTGTAGTATCAATGAATACTGCATTATCGCGGTCGTTTGATGCGTTTGTGTTATTTGCATCGTCTTCTAACCATGTTGGTACTGAAGCTAATGCGTCTGTTTTTCCCCAAAGTGCCATTTGTTTTCTCCTTGATGAGGGTTTGTATTATTCTTATTTATTCTTTATGCAGTCGCTGGTTTATTTGAACTTAAATCTGAGATTTTTTTATCTAGATCACTAGCTCTTTTCTTCATATCAGAAATACGTTTTTTACGTTTATACTCAGCTTCTTTTTTCCTAGCTTCTTTTTCAGCTCTATTACCCGCAGCATCTTGTCTAGCAGCTTTAGTGCCACGGATATTGCCTTGCTTATTAACAACAGCTTTCTTAGCCATGCGAGCTGCGCCTACAACTGCTTTTGCGCCAAGCTTGAATGCACCGCCAACTGCTTTACCAATAATTTCATTGATTTCTTCTTCGGTTAACTCAGCAAGTTGATCTGCATTTACATTTTCGCTTAAAGCGTATTGACGTAGAATCTCAGCAATATCTGCTTCTGTGATTTCTACTTCTTCGCGGATACCATTTTTCTTTTTGTACTTGTCGTATTTACCAGTTGGATCAATACCACGTTTACGAGCTTTTGCATCCGCTTTATCTGTATCTAGCATGTGCTTAGCGTAACCCATTTTAGCCATCTTTGGATCTTGTTTTTCATGTTCAGCGTTACGCTGTGCAGCACGCTTGTCTCTGATCTTTGAGAAGTTTTTCATACCAATCATATGATCTTTAGATGTGTACTTTCCACCAAACATTCCAGTTTTTGCTTCATCTAGCTCAGTTTCTTCACCTCTTAATTTTTTAAAGGTTTTCTTAATGGCATTTTTATCCGCCATCTTCATACCTTTTTCACGCTTTGCCATTGTTTTCAATTCAGGCGAATGATCTGCACGTTTACCGTCTTTATCTTTACCACGAAGAATCTTAGCAGCAGCAGAATTAGCAGCACGATCTTTACTATATTTGGCTTTTGCTTTATAACTATCCATTGCCTTTGGAGTATCAAGAACTTCATCTAATTCTACTTCTTCTCCACGTATTTTTGCAAGTGAACGTTGTGTAGAAGTCATTTGGCGAACAGGCTTCTTGCGACCAGTAGGAGTGCGGCCCATAGCTGCATCGTGAGCTCTATTCTTTTCACGTTCTTTCTTCAGCCAATCACCTTTCATCTTTGGTGCTGCTTCATCAAGTTCGACTTCTTCAATGTGGTTTTTAAAGCTTTTCATTAGATTACCCGTTTATTGTTTATTTCTATTTATTTAGTTATCTACCTTAGCACCACTACGCCATTGATAGCACGACCAGTACTTAGCTTTCCATTTAGGACCTGGATTATCGCAGCCGTGACGAGCTCTAAATGAAGCTCTACGCTTTGGATCGTCACGTTTGATTTCCATATTTGGATCACCAAAACGAACTACAACAACATTACCTTTATCGTTCTTTACGTAGACTTTAAATTTTTTACCAGAAACCTCTGATGTACGAATAGGGTCATTAAGCTTAACTTTCTTACCTTCGTATTCAGCTGCTTCAACAACTAGATCTTCGTATAAATCGCATTCTTCGCAAATAGCATCAATACGATTTTCTGTGTATTTACTAAACTTATCCACCGAACTCGTGCCCCGCTACTCGTTTCATTTGCTTGTTAAACTCTGCCTGTGATGGTTTTTCTTTATAAAGCTTAATAGAAATATCAGGACGATCTTTACCTTTAATGCGCCAATTATGACCTTTTTCTTTATGCTCAGGCTTTGTAGTTTTTACAACTCTACGCTTATAGCCAGCTTCCCAAGTTTCAGAACCTTCCTTCATATCTTCTTCGTCTTCGTCTTCATCCTCAGGAGAACCTTCCATTACAGCATATAAATCTTTTGCTTTTTCATGGAATGCACTAACTTTGTTTTGCATCCACTCAGGAAAGTCTTCGCCTTTTTCAATATACTCAACCAATTCTTCAGCGACATCCATAATAAACTTGGCCTGGCGCATTGCCATTCCTTGTTCATCAGGTGATGGCGGCTCTTTTTCTTTTTCTTGTAATTGATCTACAAAATCTCTAAAGTTTTTCATTTCATTAGCTTCTTTATTGTTGTTAATGCTTTCTTACCATCGGGGTGGTTAGGGTTAATACTTACTTCATCTCCATTTACGAAGTCAGATATATTAGCCGACTTACCAAGAGCAGCAATTGCTTTATGTAGTGGATCTTTCGGATCATACTTACGTTCAAATCCAGGCTTACCTCTCAGTTCTACCCAAGTCTTATCGCCTTTTTCCCACATCTTAAGCACGTCTTGATCCTTACCACGAATCAGCTTGAGCTTAACACCTTCAGCAATATATTGCTTTAGACTTAGCAATTTGGTGTATCCTTCTTGAATCTCTTTACAAGCTTGATTGTACCTTCATCACCTGCTCCACCTTCTTCATTCTTTTTAGAACCACGAACCTTAGCAGCTAAGTCAGCATCAGCTTTACCCCATGTACCAGATGATTTAGTAACAAATGAGTTAACACGAGCGTGGCCCCACTGTTCTGGAGTTGTACCAGGACGATGGCCCGATTTCCAAGCTGCTACACCGCGATTATAAACTTTACGAAGGATACCCATTGGCATACCTGTTTTCTCAGCTTTTTTCTTTAGTGATGCTGTTGGATCTTCGTTTAGGTCTAAAGCTAAATCTTCGGTCAATGACATCAAGCTTTCAAGATTTAAATCTTCATTTTTCTTATACATCTTAAAGCGTTTGTCAAATTTAACTTTACCATTTTGGTCCATCAACATATGAGGGCGTTTCTTTAAAGTATACTTGCCCCATAGTCCTTCATTTATCTCAGTTCCATCACCTTCACACATGCAAGGTTCACAGTGGCAGTTACCGCACACCCACTCTTCAGATTCACCATACATTTTCTTATAGTTTTTAGTATGTTGCGAAACTTTAGTCTTTACGCGCTTTCCATCTTTGAAATCGCCAGGAGCTGGTTTGTAGTTAGAATCTTTGTCTGGACCGTCGCCAGGCTTTTCAGCGTTACGTTTAAAATGTGCTTCGCGGTCGTCTTTCTTGTCCTTTGGAACACCTTTATAATAGTTTTCCATAAACATTTCAAAACGAGAATTTAAATCAA